CCACTGCCATTATCATGCACGGTAATATTCGGCTGTACTGCCTGCTCCTCTGGCTTCTCTGCGTTTGCCTCTGGTTCACCTTCTGCAAAAAGCTGAAGATCAAAGATATTGTCTTTCAATTTCATCCTCCTAATTACTGCTCCATGGCACCTTTAGCAACCTGTGGGGCTACCTGCTGTGCCATCTGCATCTGCATCTGTTGTTGCTGTTCCTGCTGAATTTCTTCATCCGTCTTTACGACACTAGCTGAGTCAATGCCAAGGGCTGTTGCGATTTGTCGTAAGATTTCTCCCTGCTTGACTGTTGTCTGGAATGCCTCAGGAAATACCTGTGCATAACGAATAAAGGTATCCAGTTTTGTAAGATCATGCCCACGACCTAAAGCCTCAATGCCTGTGATAATAACAGGTTCGACACCTTTAGACCCCTGTGGCATGTCTGGGATACCACCTTCACGGGTCATCTGCACCATGAATCGTTTGACCAATGGCAGCTGAAATTCCTGTGACAAGATGGAATAGACGGAACCTACAGTATCCTCAAGTTCCTTTGCGACATAGCGGATTTCCTCTGCCGTCACACGTTCTGCATTTCGCTGAACTGCTGAATTGAGAAGGAATGCATAGCTTAGTCTTCCTTCAATGTTCTGAATCTGCATCTGAGCAATCTGTAAATCTGATGTCTTATTGACCTGCAATATCTGCACATCCTCAGGTTTACCCCTGACAAAATCACCTGACTTTGCTTTGGATAAATCACTGATTCGTGTTACTGCATTCGGATTGACCAGATACAGAATATTAGAGGCTACTGCTGCAACCTCTGTCACGGCCTTAGATAAGGCCTCAAGGGTCTTAAGGTCACCTAAGTATTCATCTACAAAGGAACGACCATAAGACTCCCCATCCATCTTTCTGAGTCGCAAGGGAATCCAAGGGCTTTTGTCTTTTGGATAAGTCTGATCGCTGCCTCCAATGATGTTGCCCTCAATCTCCTGATATGACAAATAATTATCACCTTCAAGATACGTGTGGGTATAGACATCATAGGATTTATCAGCATCAACTTCACCTGCTTCACCTAAGGCACTCTGGGCTTCTTCAGGTAATGCCCCGTAAGCCAGTGTATCCTTAGCGACAATCTCAAGTACATTGCCAATGCCATCCCTTGTAACGACATACTTATTGAGTCGGTACATCTTCATACCACCCTCAGCAGGTGGAAGGAAAATAAGAACATTGCCTGCAATTACCAACTGCAAGAGTGCTTCTGAAGCTGTCGTTCTCATTTGATGACTTTCCATGTATGTCGTGACTTTACGCTCAATGTTGCCAAGAGCTTCTTCCCACTTCTGCTGAGTGGTAGGGTCTGCAGCAAGATTCTGCTTGATCTCATCACCTAAAGCCAATCTAAAGAATGGTGCATTAGGTGGGAACAAAGCCAGCATCAACTTGCTTGTCAGATTGTTTACCCCTCTGGCACCAATGGACTGATAAAGTGCCTCATAGTTCGTAGAGGCACTATCAGTTGACTTTGGGAATGCCATAGGGATTGTATACTTTGCACATTTTTCAGCACGATCTGTATAGGATTGTCGTTCGCTTTCCAGCTTTGAATAACGACTCTTAGCTGTGGTGACTGAATGGTCAAATGCTTTCACACTCATAAGTTCACCCCAGTGTTTCCATTATCGACAGGAGTTGCCATTAAAGATGACTTCCCCCTCTTTTTCTTAGTCAGGCTGTTGTCTACCTTACTATCCTCTGTTGCATTACTTGCAGAGGGTGCAGGTGCAGCAGCCATAACTGGAACATCAGGTGCTGACGGCTTACTAAAAATCTTTCCCAACTCAGACACCCCCTTTGTAGATGTCCTCACTCTGCACCAGCAGGGAAGACACACCACCATTTTTCTTTTTCTCTGATCCCATCACTGGACTATTCGGCTCCTCATTTGATGTCTCAGACACCAAGTCCCTACCTGTGATAGTAGGTGTCATTGAGGATGTATTTGCCAGTTTGGGATTGAATAAAGTCTTAATCAAACCCATTATCTTCCTCCTGTTGTCTGTTGATTGCTTCTAGTCTCTCGATAGTTGCATTGATACCAGCAAGACAACCAATAAGGCAATCATTGTTCACATTAGGTGAACGTGTAAGAAGCTCAGGAACACCACCAGATAGACATGCCTGTAGTGTGAATGTCCTTCTGAGATATTCACAAAGTTCCTTAGAGACATAAGGTATTTTCATTTCTTCATCTATTGTCATGATCAACCACCTTTACGTATGTTGGACATGTTGTCGTGAATCCAGCCTTAAGGTAACCATTAGTCACGATCTGGGGCTGCTTCTGAAATATGCATCCTGAAGCAATCAAGTCTGCTCCATATTCTTTTGCCAAAGTATCCATAGCCTTTATCGCTTCACGCTGAAGACCATGAACACCTGACATAGAAAGAATAAGGACTTCAGATATTATAGTTTTGTCTGTCCACCATGACGTGCCTACATCAAAACAAAGAATACCCTGTAGTCTTCCCTTCTCATAGAATTTGACTACAAGTCTCTGCTCCGAATACTTGCGTATGTTCTCTGCTCCGACTTCAATGTCAGCGAACTCTTTCATAAGTTCTGACCCATCATCAAACATGTGATAGAGCAATGAGTCTTTAAGTGCCTCAAGTTCTTCAGGTGTCAAAGGTTCTCTGACGGTTTCCATAAGATGACCTCTTTCTTCTTAAAGTCGTAATCAGTAGCCCTAAGAATCCTAGCGACTCTGGCCTGTTCGATTGCAACTTCTTCAGACAATCCTTTCTTCTTATAGGCAGCTACTACAGCATCCCATGAACAATCTACATCAAGGATACGTTCAGCAGTTACCTTGCCCACACTGGGGCATCCATCATAACCATCTGTCTTGTCTCCCATCAGGGTCTGCTTAAGGAAATTGTAGTCTGCCTCAGCTTTGCTAACGACACTAAATACATCATGGATGAAATCATAATGATTGCATGGAATGCTCTTTAGGTCTTTATCACCACTGATGATGACTGTAGGCTCTTTGCTCTTTGTGGCAATGATACCAAGACAATCATCGGCCTCAAGTGTTGGGACAATCTTTGTGTCGTATTCAGACACTACCCAATCCACAAGGGCTGAGTAGGCAACAGGTTTTCTCTTGCCTACACGATTGGCCTTGTATGTCGGGAGGATTGTCTTACGGAAATTCTTTTTGTCTGAAAAACAGAAGATCACTGAAAAGTCTCCACTATATTTCATCTGTTGCAAGCATGACTCAATGGCATACTCCATTGCTGAAGTGAAGTGTTGTTTCGCTTCATTCAGGTCAACATGGAGTGTCCAAAAGTCATTGCCCCAATCAATATCTCTTTCACATGCTGCACATGCTCTGAAACAAAACATGTCTGCATCAACAAGAATCTTCATCGGGTCACCACCTTGCAAATGCATTCAACAATGGAAACAATACACCAACACATGAACACAAAACAGAAGGGATTCGTGTCTACAAACTCTGTGAAATTAGAGTGATTTTGCATAATTCAACACCTTCTGCATCTTTGCATGAATTTCATCTGCATGTTCCTCTGCTTCTTCTCTGGTATGATAAGTTGCCTTAAGTGCTGCCATCAGGGCATCCTCAAAGAAATCAGGCATGAAAATTGCTTCATCTGCACGCTTAAGGGTAGTCCAAGAAACACTATAGTATGGATTGCCAGTTTCAGGCACAAAAGGTTTCCCATAGTTTTCCTTTTCTTCCAAACGCTTCAGTGCCAGATCAATACCAGTCTTCAGATCAAATTCATCTGCTGGATTGCATCTAGCAATTCCTTCATTCTCACCACGTTTAGCAATGACAACAAGACCCTTCTGGATGATCTTTACGTCTGTCTCCTCAATCAACTCAAGGTTACTTTCAGGAACATTCTTACATAACCGTGCTACGATAACACCAATATACCCATCAATATTCTTGAAGTCATGCTTACCAATTCCACGTACTTTATCACCAATTTTAAACATAATCTTTCGCTCCTTATTAATCACTAAACATCACCCACAAATTAAGACCTACAAGTACAATAGTGGCTACCGTAAGGCAACCGAATGCTGCACAAAGTACCATACTTGCCAAAAGAGAATCTATTGCATCAATCATCTTCATCCTCCATATCCTCAATGTCTACATGTGTTCCCATCTGCTGACCTT